AAAGACCCGATCTCCAAGTGTTGCCATGACTGGCCTCCTTTAATGAAAGTGCATATGCGCCCCGAATATAACATCAAAGCAGGTTGCCGTCTACTTAGAACGTTTATGCCAAAAAAACCTTCGGTATTTGTCTTTAAAAGATGACATCAGTAGAGCGTGTGTTTTTGCCATCTTGATAACATCATAAGAACCAACGCCCATTTTTATTTTTTTACGCTGAAAAGGAATAACGTGTATGAGTGGGGTTCCCTTTGGGATAATCCAATCTCCGACTTTATCTCCCGCCCAAATATATGGGAAATTAACTTGCTGGTGATATTCGTCTGTATCGACCACCCCTTCAATAATTTTTATATCATTATCCCAATTGTTTGATGGATTTTTGAATTGCACAGACCAGCCTTTAGAAGTTTCAATAACCCAAGGATTTGTGAATTTCAGCAAAACCCGCCCAAGACTGAAATTTTTAAGACTGCAATCTTCTCCCACTTGCTTCCAGCTATGGGTTCCTATGTCACCGCCAGTTCCAGCATCAAATCCCTCTGGAAACTTGCACCAAATATGCAATCCGTTGCGTTCAATACTTGCAACCTCACATCCATCTATAACTTGCCCTATCACGTCAGGCTTTTCATTTTCATTAACAGTTGCAATGATGTTTTTCTTTTCATCAAGCAAATTAAAAACCTCTGTTACCTTTACATGCAAATCTCCCCATAAGGGAATTATATAACCTTGAGAACAAGCTTCTAAAACTGGAACACACCTTTTAACAGTTCCCACCGAAGCAACATCGTTGCCCTCAATATCTCTTGAAAGTTTCTTAAACCAGCTTGGCAAAAGTTTTGAAGCTTTAACTGGATGAGGCAGTGCCTCGATCATATCTTCACGACATCTAAAAATTATTTCTGGTTGCTTCTGCAACTTTTTTAGAAACATCTTGTTTCCTTATTTAAACATTCCAATAAAGAACTTGGCTATGTCCTCGGCTGTGAACAACATTAGAAGTAGCTGAAAGGTAGCCTTCCATAAAAAATCTTCCTTCCTGTGTGTTTAATTGCATAGTCGTTCCAGTTCTTGCATACGAGACACCTACTGCGGAGGTGTTTGAACCCCCACTGATACCAGTAACCCGCATCCAACTTCCAGTTCCATTTATATTCAAATTACCAATATTTACGTTTGTATCATTCCTTACAACAGCCATAAAATATCTTGCGCCAGTATTTAAACCTTCAACAACAACCCCCGATGTATTTCCCGTATCATAGTTTGTAAATGTGTTTTGTGTTGGTGCGGCGCCTCTATTCCAAGGTGGCCCCTGATCTTGTAAATCATCAATAGTGATAGGGATATATCCATCAAGAACACCAGTCACAGCCACAACACCAGAAGCACCCGCGCCACCTGCACCAGAGCCACCCCCAGCGCCACCGCCGCCGATATTATTAGCCTTCAGTGTTGCCGCATTATTTGAATTTGTTAGGTCAAAGGTAACAGTTACTGGTTGAGCCGCAAAACCACCGTCACCCCCGTCACCAAAGCCACTATTTCCAAAACCTCTGTAGTCATTTGTAACAAAAGAGCCGCCGCCGCCGCCGCCAGCGCCGTAAGATGTATTGGCAGGAGCAGAACCCGAATTTGGATTTTGCTGATTGGTTCCAGCGTTGCCGCCCGCGCCACCATTACCAAATGTTGATCCATGACCTACCTGTCCATTTGGGGTTCCAAGTAAATCCCCACCAGCGCCGCCATTACCGCCCGTAGCGTTAAAGGTATTTGCGCCGTTATAAGAGCCAGCCGAATATCCACTGATTTGTATTGTGGTGGTTCCCCCTTGTGAACCATCGGCCCCTTCGAGGGATTGGTTGGAACCAGCGCCACCCCCACCGCCGCCGCCAAGCAATGTCACAGTATGAACTTCACCAGCCGCTAAAGAAATTGTATTGCTGTTTCCCGCTGTCGTAATAAGCTGATCACTTCCAGATGCGCCGCCGCGCTTATAAAAAATAGGCTCATAAATACGCAATCCGGTATCATCATCGTGAATTACCGCTTGCACCGTTCCGCTGTTTAATTGCGGGTGATTGGCGGTTGTTAGGCTCGTATGGGAAAGCTGAAATCCTGTCGGCGCATTGCCGCTTGTAGATGTTCTGCCGATATAGAACCCATCAGTACCAAAATCTGACTGTGATGTTCTGCCCGCAATGAAACCAGATGTAGGGCCAGACAAAGAAAGAGCTTCGTCAATATCAAGCTTTGCCGTCGTTATCGCTCCAGCCTCAAGCTTTTCAGTAGAAATAGCCCCCGCCGCGATAGCCGCTGAGTTTATTGATCCAGCTAAAATCTTTCCAGCAGTAACCGCATCCGCATTGAGTTCGTTGGTATCAACTGCGTTCGCTTGGATCTTAGCCGTTGAAATACTATTATCGGCAATTTCTGTTTCAGTGATTGTATTGGCTGGAATATCTGAACTGGAAATAAACGTTGTGGTAGCATTTGCCCCAGAAGAAAATCCAGATGAGTTTCCAGTAAAATCAACCGCCTTGAGCCAATAATAAAAAGCGGTATTCCCCGCCAATGGGCTATCAACAAAATACTCGGCATTGGTTTCCGTAACCTTTGTAGCGGTTCCGCTATTGTTGATAGTATTTCGATATACCTCAATGTGAGAAAGATCTTTTACTGTTGGATTTGTCCAGCTTAAAGAAACGGCGCGGAATATCCCATTTGCGTTCAGAGATGTTGGCGCTGATGGCGCTATGGTATCGCCCGAAACGGTGATAGATCCCACGTTGGTAAAATCACCAGCAATTCCCGAAGCATTGACCGCCCTGATCTTATAATTGACATCTACCCCCGCCTTATATCCAGTCAAGGAAACAACACTGCTTGTTAGGCTCATTATCTCATAAAGGGCATCGCTATCAGTGGAAAGCTTGTGTGCAACTTCATAATGAGAGAAATTGCCCCCTGCGGCATCAGGCCAATCTAAGGTTATTCTTGGAACAAATGTGCCATCCGTATCTTCAAATCCCGTATTGGTCGCGGTGATGCTTCCAATCGTTGAATTTGTAGAACCATCTGGAACAACGGTGTTGTGATTTGACGTTGCCGTTGCGTCTGCCGCGTTCCAATCAAATGCGGCTTGGGATGTTTCCCGAAGGCTCATGGATATTAAAAGAGCGCCATCTTCATCACGAACTTTTGGTTGCCAAGAAAGAACCTCGAAAAGCTTATTCGTAAATCCATATCTGGCATGGGTAAGTTGAACGATGTCGCCAACCTCGACCTCTATAGCATCAGTCGAGAAATCCGCGCTAAAACTCATTTGTTCCCGACCTCTCAATAAGGTCAGTTTCGCTAGGCGCTGGGCCGATGTGGAGTTTGTTGTGAATGGTAGATTTAAATCTAAAATACTTTCCTGATTATTATCTTCTGCAAGGAAAGTTGCGTTTGAAACTTGTGGATAATCTCCCGTGATATATCCTTCGGCTTCATCAATAAATGTACCTTGAACAACGTTGAAATTGTCACGCATAGAAATTTTAGTTTCAAGGGTGATGCCGCTTCTGAAATCATCATCCGTAAATGTTTTAACTGGCGTTGAATAAGCACCAGCCTTGAGAACCCACTGCCCCGCGCCATAGAACAATGTTCCCGCGCAAGATGTGACCATATCCTCAAGAACACCACCAACGGGCCTGCTTGCCTCTATAACACCATCAAGCCTATATCTCTTTTGTGTGCCGCCGCCAGTGAGGGCAACATTTTCATCACATTCATTGGCCGCCGATTGAATGGTTGTGTAATTGATCAGGCTGTCATCAAGACCATATTCGGAATAAAGAAAATCTGCGATACACAGAGCGGGATTGTTTGAATATGTCCAAGTAGAGGGATTAGATAATTGCTGTGACCCAACGCGAGGATCGTAAACCTTTTTCCCCTGCACTGTAGCCGTAACGATAGGCAATCCATTAGCGAAAATTTCCCTGTCATATTCATATCTGACATAGAGATAAGCCAACCCCTTGCCGACAAAATTACTATCAAGGGCATCATCACCAGTTAGCTCGCTGTCCGCAATCAATGTGTTGGCAAGATTTTTCCCACTTACGTTTGCAAAATCATCAGTTGCGGAAGTTTGATTTCCAAGATGTTTATAAACTCTGATTTTGCTATCCCATTCGGCATCGGTAACAAAGCCGTTGCTATCAAGAGATTGGATTGTATCGTTTATAAAAATGTTTGTTATGTCGTGGACTTCATGCCCTGCCAAAACAATAATTTGATGCAAGAATTTGTTATCGTCGCCAGTGCTTTCGTAGAATGTAACGGTGCCGCCTTTTCTGATTTCGCCATAAACGAATTGTTGAGGCGCGGCGCTTTCCCTTCCGTTCACCAACAATCCCGATGAATTCATAGCACCGCTGTCAAACTTAGGCGTAGAAGCTTTCGCGGCCCAGCTTGTTACAGCGTACATAATCAAAGATCCCACCAGAGACGCGCCAGTAAGCACTGTGACGCCGCCTATGGTGATCAAAGCCGTGGTTGCGAATGCGCTTGCCCCAACCGCGTTTAAAACGATTGTGCCGATCAGTGTGGCTCTTGGAACCCGATCCCAAGAGTTTGCATTCGGCATCAAGACATTAAAAGGTTCACGCTTCATTTGGGAAAATCCATGAATATTTTACGGTATCGAGTGATCGGAATATTATATCATTTTCGTCAAGATAGACAGCCTTACTTCCAAGCGACATTCCAAGAGCGAAACCGATAGAAAATTTTTTCTCTAAATCCGAAGCAACAAGCGCACCCAGAGGGGGAACAAATTCAATTCTTTGCAGTCGTTCATCAATGGCTGGAATGATGCTGTTTCGTTTAAATTTTTTCTTGAGTTTTGTTCGCCCAATAAATTTCCCATCTTCGGCATATTCCCCAAGCCAATCATCTGCCCATCCAGTGCCATACATTGCTTTGAAAGCGCCGTTGGTAAACGTCAAGCAATCGTGAGCGCCCCATACGAAGCCCCTAAGTCTACAGCTATCAATATACCGATTTAGGCTTTCTCGCGGCCCCATACGATTTCCTTGTCCTGTATATCAGCGACATAGGAAAAGAACGTGTCACCACTATGCCGCGCCCGATGATTTTCATTTGTATAGCGGCGATTGCTGGCTTTTTCTAAGCGAACAAGTTTGCTCTCCACTACAAGATTTATAACGCTTGAAGATCCATCGTCTTGAATGGACATCGTATTCATAAGGCCATCGAAGATCGTGACCGTAGCCGATTGGCCCTCAACACCAAGATAAATTTTTGCGGCTCTGTTCTGATAATTCTCTGTTGTAGCGCGTGTTATAAGATCGGAATTGACGCCGCTCAAACTAAGCGTCACAGATTTTGCAGAAAGATCCGAGGCTTCCTCTAAGCCTTGAATGCCAATCAGGTTTCCCGCGCCCGTAAATGTTTCGCTGTTGATGGTTTTATCACCCAAGCCCGTCCACAATCTTAAATCTTCGCTATCAAAACTTAAATCAACAGCGATAAAAGCCTCGACATCATCAGCAATAAGAGCCGCTAAAAGATTTGCGTCAATCGTCCTACTCATACGACCTCCGTACAAGAAAAGGTTATCCCATAGAGGCTCAGTTCATTCGCGCTCCAAGTAAGATCATTGCTGTCCATTCTAAAAACACCCTGCGCCGAGGTTATATCAACGGGCGTAGATGTCGTTATAGCGGCCTTGAGGGGCGGCTGGATAGCGCAAGTTCCGTTCCCAGTGTTATCATCCACAATCATGTGCAAACGCGCATTGGTGGACGTATTTAACTGGATATAGCTTCCCTTGTTTAAGGTCTTTCCAGAACCAAGGGTAAGGTTCACAACAGTATCACCGATTGCGCCGCTGGCCCCAACAGATGCAGAGGTTGCGGTTCCACGAATTGTTTTTGCGTCTGGATCTCCAAGAAGAAATGTATTGGCTCGACCCTCAAGAGATAAAAAGAACGCTTGCCATTCTGCGGCCTGATCTCGCTTCATAGGAGGCAGTGAAAGGACCGCATACCATTGCGCTCTGGCATATTTAAAGGTTTGCTCTTTCCCCGTGAAAGGGCTTTGTGAGACAGCGACACCGCGTCTCATGCCCCATTCGGAACTTGTAAAAGCTGGGCTTGAGGGCATTGTAATAAGTGCCATTATGCAAAAGCCTTTCCATATGTGCCGCCGCGCCGCTTCGCATCGAGAACAGCCGCCATCGTATCTTTCTTAAATTTGGGCAACAGAGAAATCATTTCGGCGCGAACAGTTTGAGAAACACCAGTTTCAACATTGATCGTTTGATTTACGACAGTGGCCCCGCCGCCGCCGAGCGCTCTTGATGTTTCGTGATTATTCAAAACTGTTCCAGAAGAATTTGGAACAATGAGTTCTGGGCCTCGCTCCCCAACGATTGTCGGTTGCCCCCTTTGTAAGGTTCCCCCGCCAGCCAATAAGGGAATTGCTGGAAGCTTCTCGAAACCAGCAACGCCGCCAAACATTGCGTTGATCATATTATTAACAACCGCTAATCGGAAAAGCTGTGCAATCATATCTCTGACAGCCGCTTTAACTAGATCAACCATATCGTCCATTGAGAATTTCGCACCATCAAGCATTTGCCTAAATGTGCTTACAACCCCGTCACCAATCTGCGAAATTCCATCCACAAGAACTTGCATATTTGTAGCCATCTTTTTCGCTTCAAGATCCACAAGATCCGTAAGAGCGGGGATTTTACCAATATCGCCCTCAAGGCTTTGAATGGTAGCCTCCATTGGCTTGAGAACACCAAGTTCAACAAGTTTTTGCTTTAAGGCATCGAGACTGACTTTAGCCTTTTCTGCCGCTGCATCTTCTGCCTCAATCGCGGCAGTCAACTTTGCAGAAGCGTCTTGAAGCCCGCTTTGGTCAGGGTCTGACATTGGATCTACTGTTCTTGAGCCAAGCCCGAATTTTCTCAAAATAGCATTGTATGAAGTTATAAGTTTATTCATTCCATCAACAATAAGCTGTTTGAGCTTGAATGTGATATTTTGAACTAATTGAGAAATCCTAAGCCCAATAGAAACAACCTTGTGTTTCATTTCATCAAATTTATCTGCACCAAATTGGACAAATAATCTGAAAACCTCTTTGAGATTTCTGAACATGTCGCTCACGTCTTTTGACGCATTCCAGATTTTCATCAGGCCATCAACGATCTTAATAATTCCCACCAAAACAGCGACAGGGATCAATTTTCCAATTATTCCCCTAAAGGTTTTTAAAATCGGGCCGAGAGCAGTTACCAAACCTTTGAAGCCAAGTTTTAGCTTCATCAATCTTCCAAGGGGTTTACCCGCCAGAGCCGTTTGCAGTGCAATCTCTGCCATTGAAATCGCGTAAAGCTTGTTAGCCGCAGCACCAGCAAGCGCTGCAACCTTAAGGGCGACAAATCTAACAGCAAGCAAAGCAAGCAACGGAGCCAGAATTTCTAAGCTTGAAGCCAGAGCATTGATAACTGGAACGAGAACAGTCGCAAATACATTAGCAATTTGCCCCATCACGGCAAGAATAGGTGTTGCGGCAATCAAAAGATTTCGTAACGATGCCGATAATTTAATAATAGCCTCGCCCAAGCCAGCGCTAAATATGGCTTTTTGAAGTTGGAAAAAGGCATCACCGA